CAAGCAAACTCGGAAGGCGACGAAAGCTGACGCCCGAGAAAATCGAAGAAATCTGCAAATGGATCTCCGAAGGGCAAACGATTGAAGTAGCGGCGGGCCTGTCCGGTGTTTCGGTTTCCAGTGTCTACAAATGGCTAGAACGTGGTCGAAAAGCCGAGGCGGACGAAGAAAGCGGGATTGAACTTGACGAAATTGACGTTTTGAAAGTCCAGTTTTTACACGCTTTTGAAAAGGCGGACGCCCAATGGCAGAAAGACGCCGTTGAAACGATTCGAATCGCAGAGATTGATCCGCGTAACTGGACTGCAGCAATGACCCGTCTTGAACGGAGAAAGCCGAAACAATGGGGCCGTCACGCTCCCAAACAGCCGGAAACCACGACCGAAGACAGGACGTTGATTGTCAAGCACGAGATTCCGGGGTTCAATGATGAATAGACTGTTCGCCAGCCTTTTCAACCTCTGGATTGAACACGCGCCCCGCGCTGTCAAAGCGTTTGGTGTTGTGGTTCTGTTGGCGCTCGCCTCTATACTCTGGTCGGCGCAATGACTGAGGTTCGGATTGATTATTCGCCGTTGCCAGCGCAACACGCCTTCCACGCCTGCAAAGACCGGGTTAAATGTATGTTGGGCGGTGTTGGCAGTGGAAAGACACGCGCCGGCGGAGCAGAGGCGGCGAACCATGCGTTGAATCAACCGAATTGTGATGGGATGATTGTTTCTCCGACCTATAACATGTTGACCCGTCTCTCCCTTCCCTCATTCCTCGAAACCCTACCGAAACAGGCGATAAAGGAACACAGAAAGGGCGACCGTGTCTTCATTCTGCACAATGGCGGGAAAGTTTGGTATGCGAGCGCGGATAGGCCCGAAACGCTCGACGGTTCCAACCTTGCATGGTTTTGGGTTGACGAAGCCCGTTATATAAAGCGAATGGCTTATACAACCCTGCTTGCCAGACTTCGACAACCGGGCGCTATCCGACACCAGGGATTCTTGACGACTACGCCCGAAATGAACTGGTTGTTTGACGAGTTCGGAAGCGACTCAAGGCCCGATGACCGCGCCATAATCAACGCCCGGACACAAGACAACATCCACAACCCCGACGACTATATCGACCAGATGGAACGGAGCTATTCGGCGTCCCTGTTTGATATGTACGTCGGCGGGCAATTCGTGCATTTGTCTGGCGGTGTCTTCGCGGACTTCAACACGTCGATTCATGTTCAAAAGCTGGCGGTTGACCCGAAGACTCCTGTCAACATCGCCGTTGACTTCGGTTATAGAAACCCCTCGGTTCTCTACTGGCAGGTATTCCCGTTCTGTAAAGAGCACAACAGCCGCCAGTGTATGCACATCATCGACGAAGACCAACCGACGAACATATCCACCCGGCAGCTTGTCGAGCTCGTCAAAAAGAAGTTTGCGCGCAATCAATGGCGACGCGGACTTGCCTACGTTGACCCGGCGGGCGCGGCTGCATCTATCGTCGAAGGATATTCCGACGTGTCGTTGTTCAAGGGAGACGGATGGAAAGTGCTCGCCACCTACGACCCGCGCAAACGGTGGATTCCCTACGGTATTGACCAGATACGCTTGAAACTCATGCCACACAGCGGAATGCCTTCCCTTTACATCGACAGCAAGTGCAAGCACGAGCGCGGAATCGTCCGGGCGTTGCAGGCGTCGAAATATCCCGACAAACAGGCCGGGACACAAGCGAACGTCCCTGTCAAAGACGGGCTTTACGACCACGCCCGCGACGCTTTGCGCTATGCTGTCATCGGACTGGAAAACAACGGAGTCAAGATACTTTGATACTCACACTCGAACAGGCAAACGCCGCTTGCAACGAAGCCGCGCGCCGATACTACGCCGAACGAAACCGACCTTTTCAGGGTTGGGGATCCGACTACACAAGCCGCTCAAAAATGCCGTGGTTTCTCGAAACGATGGATCGGGCCGCGTTGTTGCTCGGATTGAAAGCCGACCTTTCGTTCTGTGCTCTGTGGGGCCGGGCGATGCAGGAGACGGGCGCGGCATGGTACGACATCGAACAGAAAAGCGACGCGGACTGCGAAGCCGACTACGGATACCAAACCAGCACGGGCCGAAACCTCGGTAACACGCAACCCGGCGACGGAGCCCGCTACAAGGGCCGGGGCGTGATTCAAGCGACAGGCCGCGACAACTACACCAAAGCCGGGCAACGAATGGGCGTTGATTTCGTTTCAACCCCCGACCTGATTATAGAGCCCGAATACTCCGCCCGTTTTATTCACTGGTACATCGTCGAAGAAATGCCCCGGCGGAACCATTGGTGTCATTGTTACGACTGGTTAGTTGACGAATCGTTGTCGTTGGAAGAACGGGTGTACCGCGTGTCGGCGTGTATCAACTGGGGATTCTGGCAACCGTGGAACCAGTACCCGGCAAAAGAGCAGATTCACGGGTTCGATATGTCGCTTGTGTACGCGCAATCGTTGGCGCAGGTGCTGGGGGTTGAGTGATTGGAAGGGGATAAGATGAAAGAAAACGGATTGTTTCTCATGCAAGGCGATTGCCTGGAACGTATGAAAGAGCTTGAGGACAACAGTATAGACGCAGTGGTCACAGATCCGCCTTACGGCCTCGCCTTTATGGGGAAACGTTGGGATTATGACGTGCCGAGCGTGGACATCTGGCGCGAATGCTTGCGCGTACTGAAACCCGGCGGATACCTGCTGGCCTTCGCAGGGACACGAACACAACACAGGATGGCGGTCAATATCGAGGATGCAGGGTTTGAGATCCGCGATATGATTGCTTGGGTGTACGGTTCAGGCTTTCCAAAGTCGCATAACGTTTCAAAGGGGATTGACAGGGCGAAAGGACTTTTACAGGCGGAGTCAACAGGGTTTACAGTTGCAGGCTACAGTCATGCGCCCGACAAGCTACAACATACGGCCCCGAGTCGAGGATATATACCGCCAAAACCAAAAAGCGAAGCCGCGAAACAGTGGGAAGGATGGGGCACAGCACTGAAGCCCGCCCTTGAACCTGTCACAGTAGCCCGTAAGCCTTTTGCGGGCACGGTCGCGGACAACGTGCTCCAACACGGTACAGGCGCGATCAACATTGACGCTTGCAGGATTGAGACAGAGGACGGGGCTACGTTTGCGCGACACGTAGCCCCGTCTCATTTTAGCGGAAGTGGAAGAGAACCCGGTGAAGTCTACTTCACCGGAAGCGACAAAGGGCGATGGCCCGCCAACCTGATACACGACGGCTCCGACGAAGTACTTGACGTGTTTCCCGACGATTCGGCGCGTTTCTTCTATTGTGCTAAGGCACAGAAAGACGACAGGGACGCGGGCTTGTCACGGGCAACGACCAGCGCAGGGCAAAAGACGAACCGCAAGGAAGGAAGCGCAGGGATCACGCCTTACACAGGAACAAGAGTGCCGACAAGAAACAATCACCCCACGGTCAAGCCTGTTTCACTCATGCGCTACTTGTGCCGACTTGTGACGCAACCGGGCGGGGTGGTGCTTGATCCGTTTATGGGAAGCGGCACGACTGGAAGGGCCTGTCTTGAGGAAGGCTTTGCTTTTGTGGGTATTGAGCGCGACCCCGAATATTTCCAACTTTGCAAGGAAAGAATGAACCGTGTTCAGCTTCCCCTGTTTGGGGGCGCGTGATGTCTTTCTTACCTGAAACCAAACGACCCGCCAGAAAACAGAAGTCAACGAAATCTCACGTTGAAGACCTGTTCTTTGCACAGTGTCAGGCGGAGGGCTTGCCGTTGCCCGAGCGACAGGTTCGTTTGATTCCACAGACACGCAAAGACCCGGCGAACACTGGCGGAAAAATGACCCGTCACAAGGTCGATTTCGTTTGGAAGGATAAGCGGGTTGTGTTGGAGGTGCAGGGCGGAACGTGGTCGGGCGGTCGCCATACACGCGGAGAAGGGTACGAAGGCGACTGTTGGAAAATGGCACACTTGCAACTTGAGGGCTTTACGGTGTATTTTGCCACAAGTGGACAAGTCAAACGCGGCGAGGCTTTATCGTGGATTGCGGAGGCGCTTGGAATTGAACGCCGTTCAAAGGCGAAGTCGAAGCCCGAAACAGACCCGCGACAGATGAAACTGATTGAAGGGTTGTTCTAGTGGCGACGATACAGATCAACCTTGACGTGACTGTCTATCGGTTGTTTTCTGAGTATTATTCCGCCGACCACAAAGCAACAATGGAAGGTTTGATACATGACACGCAAAGCCAAACCTCCGAAGGGCGCAATCGCAGAAGCCCGGAAAATGATACGATGGCGCGACAGGCACGGGCGAAAGGTCGTCAAGGGCGCAACGCGCGTCGGGTGGACAAGGGCGAATCAGATTGCCAGCGGGAAACCCCTGACGGAAGCAACCATTCGAAGGATGGCGCGGTTCAATCGTCACCGTAAAAACGCAAAGGTCGCGGAGAAGTATCAGGCGACACCGTGGCGAGACAGGGGCCGGGTTGCGTGGGGAACCTGGGGCGGAACATCCGGCGTCAATTGGGCGATTCGCAAGGTTCGACAGTACGACAGAGAAGACAAAGCCAAACGAACACGACGACGAAACAGCCGTTCGAGACGACGGCGAACAAGGGCGCGATGATGAAGATCACAAGCGAAAACCTGCAAAACCTGGTCAAAAGTCAGGAACAAACCGAGCGCCGCGAATACGTTGCCGACCTGCTCGACATTTACGCGGGCGACTGGAAAGAGCAACTCGACGCGCACCTTCGGGAGTTGTTTCTTCCACAGACTTACGAAAAGCTGGCGATTCGTGCCGATACTTCAATCAACGTGCTGAAACAGGCCGCAGACCAGATCGCTTGCGTTTATAGCCGCATGACAACCCGCACGGTTGACGGCGATCCCGACCCCTTCGACAACTTCGTTGATCTCGACATGGCTTTCGATGCGTCTGACAAGAAATCCTTTGTTGCACAGGAAGTCTTTGTTCGCCCGTTGTACGATCCCGAGCGCAAGAAACTCACCGTTGACATTCTGACGCCCGAAAGCGCATGGGCGTTACCTGCACAACTTGACCCGCTCGGGCTTTCGTTTCTCATGTACCAGCGCGGGAACGATTATGTTGTGTGGACAGACGAATTTTACGCAACTTACGACCGCGACTTCAACCTTGTACCAGACGAAGGCAACCCGGAAAACCTGAATCCCTTTGGTGTCATCCCCTGGATCTGCATTCATAACAATTACCCATCCGACGGGCGCGTTTTTCACGAAGGCGAGTCGGAACAACTTCGACAAGCGACGCTGGCGACGGGCGTTCAGAAAACCGACTTCAACCACATTCAACACCTGCAATCGTTCAAACAACTGGTTGGAATCGGGCTTGACGACGAAGAGAAGATGCAAAAGATGGCCGACCCGTCGGCAATGATGACAATTGACAATCCGGGCGGATCTGTTCAAGTGCTCGACATGCAAGCCAACTTGAAACAACACCTTGAGACAGTGTTGGAAGCGTCGGCGGTGACGTTGAACCAGCTGGGAATACGCCCCGAAATGACAAAGGGAACATTGTCGGCGCAGTCTGGTTACGCCCTGACAATCCAGTTGCACAACCTCGAAAGTCAGTGGGAGAAGCGCCGCAACCTCTGGCGGATGTACGAACAACGCTTTTATGATGTCGCGCGGGCCGTTTGGGAATTCTTCACAGATGAAGAGTTGCCGGAGGGCGTGGTTCAAGTCGAATACCAACCGCTCGGGCCGGGCGCGAATCTGTCGGAAGAGGTCAACACCTACAAAACAGCCGTTGACGCAAAGTTGATCTCACGAAAGCGCGCGATGCAAACGCTTTGGAACATGACAGACGACGAAGCCGACGAAGAGATCGCGCAAATCCAGGCAGAAGAAGTCGCTATGATGGCCCCGATGATTCCGGTTGCAGGTCTGAACAATGGCGACGATTGACGAACTTTCCATTCGAACAGAAGAGTCGTTGAAGCGGGTAGCGCGTAGCTATCGAAAGCAACTGCCCGGCCTTCGCGATTATCTGTTGCAGTGGATTCGAGAGAACCGAGGCGACGACAAGATTCTTCGTTCTCAGGTGTCGTTGCAACTGGTCTATGCGTTGATTGACCGGGCGGGCGTTCGGAAGTATTTCGAATTCGACCCGTTCCTCAATCTGGCGACACAAACTGCGTTGGAACAAATCAAGTCGTTGGGCGTTGAGTTTTCCGACGGCTTGGAAACCCCGTCGTTGCGTTCTCTGGAAGCCGCGCTTTCTGGCGAGGGTGTCGCCTTTCTCGAACAACAGAACGCCGCCAAACAGTCGGCAACCTTGCAGGTCGGGCGCATTCGTGACAACATCGCCTCGCAAGTGCAACAGGTGCTTTTGCAAATGCAGGTAGTACCGACGCCGCTATCGGTTGCAGGTGAGCAGATCGCCAGCGTCTCGAATCTGTCGCAGGGACAGGCTGAAACGATTGTGCGAACAGCGATGTCGGCGCAAGTTCAGAGTATCCAGAATGCAGCCGGGCAACGGATGGAAAACGCAGGTGTTGAAACCCTCGCGATTTATTCAGGCCCCGACGACTCGCTTGACCGCGCCTTTTGTGATGCCTGCGTCGGCAAGGCGTTTACACGGGCACAGATCGGGAGACTCAACAACGGTCAAGGGCTTTCTGTGATGTCGTCGTGTGGAGGTTACAACTGTCGTCACGAATGGGTTTGGGTTCCCGCTTCTTACGTTGACCGCCAAAAGATACCGCGCGCGACATCGGCGGACATTCAGCGCGCAAACAAAAGGGCGAAGCGATGATCAAGTTTCCGAAAAATCTTTCGTTGCCGATCCCTGATATATTGAACGACGACAACGTTTTGCAGGTGTTGGAGGTCGCAGGGAACGTCGGCGTCGCCAGTATCAAACAGCGTGTTCGCTCGGGCCGTGGTGTCGATGACCAGAAAATGAAAACAAAAAGTCGCGATGCAAACAGTAACCGAACCTATTCGAAGGCATACGCGGAGGCGCGGGGCCGTTCTGGTCGGCGCGCGGACATTCGGGACTTGACCTTGTCGGGCGCGATGTTGAAGGCTGTTCTGCTCGATAGAGTCGAAAAGACAGGAACAGGGGCGCAGGCCGTGATCACGGTTGCGAACGACCAGAAAGAAAAGGCCGTTTACAATCAGGCTTTAACGCCTTGGTTCGGAGTATCGCCCAACGACGAACAGGCAATTCGCGCAGCCGTCGAAGCCGAACTGCAACGCATTGTGTCGGAGGCGTAGAAACGAAAAAACCCCGACTCCGTAAAGAATCGAGGCTTTCCACTTGTGCATTGTGTGAAGTACGTTAGCGATTCATCGAACGGAGGTCAAGCATGTCTGACACAAAAGACGACAAAACAGAAGACATTTTGAAAGAGCTGGCGGCGTTGTTCCTTGAGGATGGCGACGGCGACGGCGACGGGGCGGACACTGGCGACGGTGACGACAAAGGCGCAGGTGGTGGCACTGGCGACGGTGGAGAAGGCGGCGACGACGTTGAAGCCCTGAAAGCCGAAAACGAGCGCTTGAAAGCACTGGTCGCGGAGTACGAAGAAAGCGCGAAGGGCCTGCTCGATTCGCGCCTTTCTGGACTGTCCAAAGACAAGCAAGAAAAAGTGCAAGGCATGTTTACGCGACTCAAGATGGAAAACCCCTTGCAACAATTGACAGTTTTGCATACATTCAAGTCTGAGACACGAACAAAGCCTTCGGTGGACAATTCGCGGTCTACGCAGTCCGGCCCCTCCAGCAAACCGAAGAATGCAAGAGAATTGCGCGCGCGCTTTCGTGAGATCATGAAAAACAACGCGCAGAAGTGATACCCAAAACGCTGGAGGATAGCCGGACATGGCAACCGAAACTCTCACAACCTACGCAAACGGCCTTCGCGATAACTACGGAAACGAAGTTGTCATGTCGCTTGTCGATGCGTCTGGTTCTCACCTCAAATCCATCGTTCCCCCCAACTCTGTGATTGGTCGCCTCGCCGTCAACAATCGCATTTTCTTTCGCGGTATGGGCGCAGACCGTGGCGGTCGTTACGCTGCACAATTCCCGGTCTACTACTCCGCCGGGGCTGCAACTTCCTACGCGCAGGGCGACGCCTACCCGACCGCGACAAACGTTTCCATCGCTCAGGCCCTCGCAGAATGGGCGCGTTACTGGATCCCGATGGAAATGGACGGACTGTTGATCGACGGTGGACAGGGCAACAGCATTGTCGGCGATGCAGATGCTATCGCCCTCGAATTCGAGTTGAAGCTGAAAGCTCTGTTTTCCAAGATCGAAAACGACCTTGTGAAAGCGCAGGCGGGCAACAACCTTTCAGGCGTCAAAACCTGGATGACCAACACCGGGACATTCGAAGGTTTGAGCCTGGCCAATTCATGGTGGCAACCCGCGCTGAAAAACGGCGGAGCCGCAACCATCACCCGCGCCATGATTCGCGAAGTCTTCGCGCAGTTGGCAGACCAGAACGCCCGCCCGAATGAAATTTGGTGTTCCCGTACTCAATACAACCTGATTGCGGAAGTGTTGGGCGCCGACATTCAGTACATTGAAGTGCAGAGTGTCGAAGGCTTGATTCGTACATTCACCCTTGACGGTGTGCCCGTGTTCCCCATCGACAGCATGGAACCGAGCGGAAACGCGGTCAACGATGAAGTCTGGTTTGTGAACACCGACATGATGAGCTTGCACTTCCTGCCCCAGGGCACTGCAACCACCGATGTCGAGCTTGAAACCAAAGCAGCCGACTACGAAGGTTATCCCATCGGAATCAAGGCCATCGACCCCGGACATGACGCCGAAGCCATGATCATCAAATGCTATCCGCAACTGGTTTGCAAGAACCCGTCGCAGTTTGGCGCGATCTACGGCCTCGCCACTTCCTGATTTCTGCACTTCCTGAATTCTCGAATACTTCAAACCTTGAAAAAGGAAATTGAATCATGCCAGCTTCCAACCTTGAAAAAATCCAGTCGCAGGCCGATTATTCCGGCGCTGGCAAACTGGTTGATATGCAATTTGCTGTCGCCGATTTGACCGAAGCCATCACCTACGCAACCGACGGAATCGAAATCGACTGGGCAGACATCAACGAAAGCCTTGTCGCCGACGACGTGCTGTTTGCTCACATGGTTCCGAAGGGCCCGCCTTCCGAATCTGTGGACACCTACGTTTGTCGCTACAACTACGCAACCGCGAAGATGCAAATCTTCCAGACCGTTGACGTCGCCACCACCCCCGGCGCTTCTTTGCTGTCTGAGGTTGCGGACACGACCGCGATTGCGACCGACTTTCGCCTTTTCGTTGCGTTTGTGACACCTGGAACCAACGCATAAACCCCTTTTGCATTCGGAGGTCAACAGATGCAAACGGACAAACTGAAAGACAACGACGGGATCGGGATTTCCGATTACCTGCGGACGCTTCCGCCGACTGAACATCGCAACGCCTGCGACGAGATCGCGGAATGGTGCGGCCTCAAACAATGGTGCGAAATGGAAGAGCCGTTTCAAACTTACGTCGGTTGGGCCTTGGAAGGCGAGAACGGAAGTTACGGAAACGGGCGTTCGTTTCAATTGGAAATCATGGGTTCGGGCGTTTCTCTCATGCAAGGCTTTGACCGGCGAAACCGTCGAAAAATCAAAACCTTTGAACTCGGAAGCGTTGTGACGCTTCGCCCAAACGAAGCCCGCGTTACTTTCAAGACCTACGGCGAGATTTCGTCGATGGCGTCGGATCGGGGGAAGGTTCGCGAACTCGTCACGATTGAACACGACGAAGCGATTGAACCGCCAAAGGGCAACAGCCCCCAACAAGGGGGAAAGCGTAAACGATGAGCAACCGAGCAGGACAGCGGGGTACAGTCGTTCGAGGCGAACAAGATTCGTTGCATTACAGGCTTATGCTTGACGATGTCGAATCCACCTTGACGGCTGCAGAGGTCGCTATTCTGGACACGAACGGAAACGCAATCATCGCCCGCACGGGCACAGGCGTTACAACTTCCGGGGCCGTGGCAACCTATACCCGCACCTGGTCGGCGTCATCGTTTGAAATAGAAGACGGCTTTCGAGCAGTTTTCTATCTGACGAGCGGAGGCGTTGAATACACGCGACGACTGTATTTCGATGTTGTGATTCGCGCCTTTCATTCGCAACTGTCGGATTCCGACATAACCGAGGTCAACCCGTACATTGAAACACTGACGGGACAAACCTCGCTCGCCAGCTTCCGCCGTGAGGCGTGGCGACAAATCTCCGACACGTTGCGCCAACGTTTGCAAGATCGAAACTTTCGTTCTGTGAATCCGGGCAACGTGTTCTATCCTGAACAATTCTTTGAAGCTCACCGGCTGCTTTCGATGTCTCGCTATTATTTCGCGACGTCCTTTGCAAGCGCAGGTTCCGAGGATTGGGATAAATACCTTACCTTGAGAGAGCAGGCGAACGCACTGATTGATCAACAACTGTCAAAGATTGACGTTGACTTGTACCCGGCGGACGGTCGCCTCGAACCACAGGAACGCGGGCGCAATTACAGCGGGATCGGGCTTGTTCGATGAGTTTTGTAACGGCTATCGCCAGCCTACGAACGGCGATTGAAGCAACGGGGCTTACAGATACCGGAGGCGATTCGGATAGCACGTTGCTCAATTCCAGCCGGGCAAACTTCGACGGCGCGTATCTTATCCGCGTGGAAACAGGCGCGGGCCTCTATCGAGAATTGAAACTTGACCCCGAGGCGTTTTCGGTCACAATTTCGCTTGAGATTGGAACCACGCACAAGACGAGCGAAACCTTCGCAACCTCGCAGGCGCGGGCGGCGTTACGTTCACAACTGGCGGTTGAAGCCTTGATCTCTGCGAACCATACCGACGTGATAAACATCACGCGCACAGGAACGGCGACGGTTCAAGTTGTTGACCGAAAACAGGTCACGACACAACAGTTTGTTTTGATTTATCGGGAGTAGTCAGACATGAGCGACAGAGGCCGAAACGACGTCAAATACCTTCCCGCCTGCTTTGACGAAAAAGAAGAGTTTGTGCAGTTGGTTGAACCTGTTGAGCCTTCCGAGCCTGAAGAGAACAAATCGAACGACGACAACGACAACGACGAATAGAAGGAGCCTGAACAATGGCAGGTGATTACAAACGCGCGGCCCTCGGGCTTGTTGGTTTCGTTCCCGAGGTCAATCAGGGATATTCCCCTTTTGAACAGGCGTCGAAATCCAGTGGCAACACGACCACAACGCTTGTGGTTGACGTGCAAACCACAACTTCGGATCTATACCCGGCGGGGCTGGCCGATGCGACCGCCAGACAAAACTACCTCGCCGACTACTTCAACGGCCTGTCTGTGTACCTTCCCGCAACGGAGGAACACAGCTACATTACAGACACGGCCTACGTTGAAGCCTCGAATGCTTTGACCTTGACGTTGTCGCCTGCTCTCGCTGCAGCCCGTGACAGTGCGACTTTTTACATTCTCGGTCGCCTGCCTGCGACTTCCGATTTCACCGTCGGGAAAGAAAACCTTTCTCGCCTCGATTTCCGCCGGGGTTCCTGGACTCCGCCCTCGAACCTGAAAGGTTTGTCACAGGTCGAAGGTTCGGTTGAATCCGAAATCCTCGGTTTGGAAACACAACTCGAAAAGACCGTCACGCCCGCTTTGGATCGGTACTCCCACCTTTTGAGCGCCATCGGGACACGTTCGGCGCACGAAGGCGGAACCACGACCAGCGGTTCGACGACCACAACAATTGAACTCGATACAAGCAACGCAAACGTTTTCAGCGCGGGCGATGCGGTGTTGATCGGCGAAGAAGTCGCCTATGTGACCGAAGCGGTTGAAGACGCTGGCGGCGATAGCATTATCGTTGCGCCCGCTCTTTCCTCTGCCCCGGCCTCGGGCGTTGCAGTCTTCGCAGGCGAGAAAATCACGCCCGACGATACCGGACAACTTTCTTTGACGTTCATTGAACTGATTGACGACCAGTTGTTTCAACACAAGGGTTGTGTCGTCAACCTTTCGCTTTCTTCGCAGTTTTCCCAAACGCTTTCGATTTCCATTGAAGCGACTGGCGAAGACTTTGCGTTGACCGATTCGTTTTCGGTGTCTGGCAATATCCCGCTTGCGTCGAAGAACTCGACACCCCCGGCGCCTGTCAAATTCGTTCAGGGCCGCGCCTACTTTGGAACCACTGAACTTGATTGTTCGAATGTGGATTTCAATTACAACATCGAACGCAGCGTCGTTCGTGATACTGGCGACAGCGACACGGCTTCGCAGACTGTCATTGTGACCGGACGCGCACCTTCCGCCGGGGTTTCCTTCCGTAACAAGTCGAAAACCTTCAAAGACACGACCGAAGCGAACGGAACACAAAGCCGGCTGTTGTTGCAGTTTGGCGCAGAAGCCGGGGCCTGTATCGCAATCATCGGCAACGCGCAACCGAGCGACCCCGCAACTTACGGCGACAACGAAGGGATTTCGACTTACGACGCGACCTTTGCTTTCGTTGACGACGAAGTTCAAACAAGTTACAACAAAGCCTACTTCTATCGTTTCTAAAAACCAGACATCGGAGGTCAACAATGTCTCGTTTTACTCTTAAAGCGTTGCGAAACGCTCGAATCCCCCTGATTTCCAAATTCGACCCGTCTATAAACTGGTTGGCAATGGAAGCGCAGGGCGTTTATTTTGAAGATCCGCCCGAGGGTGGCGAGCTTTACAACGCAAAAAAGCACACAGATTTGGTTGTTTGCCGTGACGGTGAAACGCCGATCAAGTTCTATGCCCATTCACCCACAACAAAGGAACAGATCGTTGCCTTTGATATGGCAGGAATGGAAGTAGATTCCGAGTCTGGGGCACGGTATTTGGGTTCGTCTGGAGGGGCGACCCAGTACCTCCCCGGCAACGGGGCTCTTGTCGGGATGACCTCCGCTTGCAAGTGCCTCGCCCTTCTTTGCATTGACACGGTCGAAGGGCTGGAAATCAGCCTGCCCGAGAAAGAAGTCAATGCCTACGGATTGAAGCAACAGTCGGACGCTTTTATTCAGGCGATTTCTCCGGTTGACGAAGAGGGAAGAGCCTACGAAGAATTCGCCGACATGATCCTCGAAGAAATCGGCGCTGTTTTCTTGAGCGGCGACGACGACGAAGCGGGAAACTGATTGAAGGGCTGGAATCGGCGTTTTACTGGCCCTATTTGAAAGAGCAGGACGGGCTACAAAACGACTGTTCCATTTGTTCGCAGGATTCCCGTGTTTCAGAGATTTGGGGCTGCAAAGGCGAATCGCCAGCGCGCGGCGGGTATGTATACGAAATCGCAGGTCGTGCAACCCGTCGTTGCCCCATTTCTCGTTTCAAGGTTCCAGCCGTTCAAACGGCCCTCCAACTCTACGGCGCTTACAAGCGGGGCATCCTTCCGAGCCCTGGTTGTCTTGACGACCAAAGCGCCCTTTACTGCGAAGTCATGTTTCTTTGTGAGAATTTGGAGGCTCAGGCCGCCAATTGGGACATGAAACAGACGCAAGAAAAAGCCGAACGCGCCCGCAAATCCCGCAAACAGAAAGGCCGTTGACATGGCAACCCAACCTTTTGTAATCCCCATCACAACCGACATCAAAGGCGCGCAACAGGGCTTTCAGAAGTTGCAGAGAAACGCAAAGCGCTCTTTCTCTGGCATTTCAAAGGCAGCGTCGAACCTTGGCAACGTGATTACGGGCTTTTCGTCGGCTGTTGACCTTGCAAAAGGCGCGCTTGACGCGCTTGACCGCTCAATGCAGGCGATTGTAAAGACGGGGCAGCAACTGGACAGGGCCAACTTTTTCGGAGTCCAGGCGAAGGAGGTGCAGGCGCTTCAACGTCAATTCGACGGTGCAATCACAAAAGCACAGTCGTTGAATACGTTGATTGAATTGCAGGCGTCGGGCGTCGGCAAGGAGCTTGCGCCACAACTCGCAAAGGCAGCGCGGGCGTTGTCGTTTGTGTCTGGTCTTTCTCGATCCGAACTCTTGCAGCAGTTGTCGTCGGGCGATGTTTCCGACGAAGTGTTGCAGAAGATTGGTGTTCGCGCTGGCGAGTTGGCCCTTGCAACGCAACAAAGAGCAAACGCGCTTGACCGTGAATTGACGAAATACGACAAGGTACAAATCGCGCTCGGGCTTGTGAACAAAGGCGCGGCTAGACTCGGAACGACAATTGACAGCCTTGTCAAGAAAGACGTTGTTTCGCCGATAACGAAGTTACGCAACAGCCTTTCCGACATTGGTTTCGGCGTCTTGCGTTCGGTAGCGCCTGCGATCTTGAATCTTGTCAATCGTTTGGGCGGCGTTGACGGTATCGTTCGTCGTGTTGAGCGGTTCGTGAAAAACTCGCTTGTTCCTTTCATTGAAGGCTTACCCGCCAAAATCGAAAAGGGCATTGACAAGATCAAGGCAGAGTTGAAAGCGGGCGGTTCGCTGTCAGCCGTACTTGGTAAACAGCTTGCGCTTGTGTTTTTCGAGGGAATCAAGCAAGCCTTCAAAATGGCCGGCAAGTACATTGTCAAAAACCCCGACGTTTTGATTCCACTTGGTATCGGTTCTGCGATTGCAGGCGCTATCGTGAAAGGATTCAAGTTTGCACAAAAGAAGCTGGCAGGGACAACAACAAAGCCCGGTTTGCCTGGTTCTAGCGATACGCCCGCTTTGGATAGTAGCCTGTCGCGCCCATCGTCTCGACAAAAAGCCGTCAACAACTTTGAATCGGGAATAATCGGGGCGGGCGGTCGCAGGGGCGGTCGTCGAAGGGGCGTATCGAGGGCGGCGCAAGAGTTAGCAGCAGAAAGGGCCGCATTGCAAAGCGAAGCGCGGGCTTTGACTCGAAACTTCCTGTCGAATGCCCTTGACGCGATCTCCAACTTGGGCGGGACAATCTCGGGCGTGTTTTCGTCGTTGCGTGACCTTCCCGAGAAAGCCCGCGTTTTCCTGAGTACGAAACGAACGCGCGAAGCCCTGTTGTCGGTTCTCAAGATTGCCGACAAACCACTTCGACAGCAACTGCAATTGATTCGCCAGAACAAGCGCTTGACCGACCAACAGAAACAAAGCGCGGTGATTTTTGCAATCCAGTCGAAGGCCGGACTTGACGACGCGCGGGAATACCTGCGAAACCAAAACGTCGTTACGAAGGAATTGAAGGCGCAAAACTCTTTCCTACAGTCGAACGCACAGCAAGCCGCAATCGCTCGCCTTGAAAACGACCGCCAAACCGACGTCGTGACAAACCTTCGTCAACTCGACTTGCAACTACAAACGCTTTTGATTGACCGGCAACGACTGGTCGGAAAAATATCAAAACAGCGCGGCGTTGCCCTGGTACGCTCGAAAGCCCTGTTGCAGATTATCGACCAACAGATTGCACGAACAGGCGAATTCACGAAAGCCTATGCGAAACAAAACGAGTTGCAGAAAATCGCAATCAGCTTTCAACGAACGCTTGCAGACCTCGAACGTCAACAGGAAATCGCCCGCGCAAAGGCTCTATCGGATCGCATTCGAGAAAACGCTTTGTTGCAGACGCAGGAAGCAAAGGCCGCGTTGCTTTCGGCGCGTGGATTCGGGGCACAGGCAACACTCGAACAACAGCGCATCGCCGCAAAACGAACCATTCTTGATTTGGATCAAAAGATTCTGGAAACGAATCAGGCGATTCAAAAGACCGCGCTACAGGCCGCAGCCGATGCCCTCAAGGGCAACACGCAGGCATTCAAGGCCGGACAGGTGAGAGTCAAAGCATTGCAGGCGCAGAAGACAGGACTCGAAGAGCAACGCGACCTGCAAAAGCAGGTAGGGGCGCAGCTTGTGGAAAATGCGAGGCGGGCGACGACTTTTGCGGGCGGACTTCAACAGGCATTTGCCGACGCCGAAAACACGGCGCGCAACTTCTCAAACGCCCTCGGGCAACAATTGGGCGGGCTCGCAAAGTCGGCAATCAATTTTGCAACCGACAGTTTGGTTCGTTTGGGCGAAGGACTCGGGCAGTTGGCGCAGGGTTTGAAGGGGTTTGACTTTGGCGCGGACTTCCGAAAGCGGGCGTTGTCGTTCCTGTCTGATTTGGCGGTGCAGCTCGGTTCGTTCTTTATTACAGCGGGAACCGGGCTTTTGTTGACAGGTGATGTCGCGCGGGGCCCTGCGTTGATCGGTATCGGCGCGGCCCTCGCTACTGGCGGAGGATTCGCAAAGGCTTTCGCAGGTGGCGGAGGCGCGTCGGCGTCAACGGCTGGATTGAATGCGATTCGCCAAAGCCCGAGTGCAGCGCCGACAAGACAACAACAAACGGTCACACAGGAAACTTATATTCTGTTTAACCGTGCGCCGTGGTCTTTGGGTACGCCTGAGCAGGAATTCCGACAGTTCAAACAATGGCAACAATCGAATAGTCGTACAGTGGGGGCGAGATAATGGGCCTAGGCAATCCTCCGGCGTTTGTCGGAAAAATCTCTGTTACCTCTTCGAATAACGAATTGTATTGGGATGAACAGACAAGCGGGGCGAACACGGCGACACTGGGGAACGGTGAATACTACCCCGACGCCCTTTGCGCTGCGATTTCGTCTGCCATGTCGCTAGCCTCGGTTGCGGGAAACACCTACGGTTGTTCGTTTTCTGTGGAGACAGGAAAATACACCGTGACACGGGCGGGCGGAACCGAAGACTTTGCGATTGACCCGCGAACATCGCAGGCGGGCAACCTCTGGATCGGTGGAACCGAAGACACGGGCGGCGGAACCTGGTCGTCGGATCAATACGGCCCCAACTTTCTCGGATGGAAAGCAGCCGCCAGCTTGACAGCCTACGCCTCCGAACAGACAAGCCCGAATGTTGCGGGCGTGGTTTGGTATCCATCGCAGCCGCCTCAAGACGACGACGGCGGGGTTGACGATGCGCTTGTAACGCAGGCGAGCGCGATAGATGGAACGACCACGACCTTTGATTTCACAGGTTGGGAAACCTCGAACGACGCTGCGAATTTTCCGCATTACCTCGGAAAGAATCAGTTGCGGCGCTGGCGGTTTCGTTACATCACGCAAGAAAGCCGCGAACAGTATATTCAGTTCTGGGGGCCGTGGGCGAAGACGGGCGGGGCGTTCCTGTTTTATCCCGACTACACCGACGACTCTGTTTCGTATGAGTACAAGTTGACGCGGGAAAGTTGCCAGCGCCGAACCTTTTCAGAGCGAACAGTGCAGGGATACCCGTATTATTCGGGCGAATTGCAGGCAAGGGGCGCAGCGTGACCAGTAGAAACTACGGCCTTTTGGTTGACATTTTTGGGAGCGACTACGCGCTTGTTTCTCACGAACGAATTGTCGGGGCGCAGGCATACGCGGTCAACTCAAAAACCCTTGTTCGCATTTCTGAGCCGATACCCTCGGGCCTGACAATCGGCGTTGATCCGTACTCTGGAAAAACAGACTTAGGCGGAACGACGGTACAATTGACGCATTGCCCCGAGCTTTTCAACTCGCAAAAGGGAAGCCCGGTTTCTTCTTTGTTGCAGGAAATGACCGCCAGTTCGACAACGGTTCGTGTTCCTTCTGCGAGTGTCTACACAATCCCCGGCTATCTCTGGATTGAAAAAGAAGCGGTGTATGCGACGTCGTCTGCGTCCGGTTCTGGTTATGATGACATTACCGTAACGCGCGCGGCCCTCGGTACGACAGCGCGGGCGCATTCGGTCGGCTTCAATGTCTACGGATACAACCCGTCCTTTCTCGGGCGCAAAGTCGAATTGAAATGGGTTTTGCTGGACGACTACGCCGAAACAATCAGCCGGTTCGTGGGATACGTCGAAAACGCCGAACAAAACGCGGCGGGCGTTCGTCTGTCCATCGTCTCAGGGCAACAACAGATCAACGACTTAGAAGCATTTGGCGGTGACTTTGCGAGCGGTGTTCTTCGTGAGTCCATGCTTTATCCGGGCGGCCAAGGCGCACTCCCTCCGGGCGTTGCTACCAACTCCGAAGAGTTTGTTCTTCGATTGAAAGACAAAGACACGCCGTTTCCTTCGCATGGATACCGAGGCGGGGCGGCGTTCCCTGCATACCTACGAATCAACGACGAATTGATCCGTTACCAGTTCACACAATTTCCGCTGTATGAATTCGAGGTTTCAAGCGTTTCGTCGAACAACCTCACCGTTTCACAGACAACCGACCGTCAAGGCGATGGAACGCTTGTTCAGGTTGGCGACATCATTGACATCGAAGACAGCGCGGGCGACTTGCTCACAGGTGGCGAGGGGTTGCAGGTTGTGTCGGTAACATCGCCGACAACGCGCACAGGTACATTTGTTATCACGCACAACGGTTCGTTGACGGTATCGGCGACAGATGTTGTTGTTGGTCGTTATCAGCAGATGATTCGTGACGCGCAACAGATCCGGGCCTTTGACCAGTCGCAGGCGCAAACGCACGAAGGCGACGCGCAGGTTTCAGAGGTTCGGCGATTCGAAGGCGACGCGTTGTTGTTGCTTCGTCAACTGCTCTTTTCCCTTGACGGCGATGGAACGAACGGCCCTGATTCTGGACTTTACGACGTATTGCCCTCACCGTGGGGCCTTGGATTCACAACAACAGAAGTTGACAACGACAGCCTTGACGCGCTCGCACCGTACTCAACACCGCGCCGATATTACCTCGACGGCCCTTTGAAGGTTTCGGATCTGGTCGAATGGTTGTCGCTTGCACTGAACTGCTTTCTCGTGTTTTGCGAGGATGGCAAGCTGCGAGCACAGGGGCGCGGTGATGTCTACCCGCTGCAATCGGCGTCGCATACGGTCGGCGCTTCACAACTCGGGCGTGACGATGTTCCCGCAATGCCTGTCGATTTGGCGCTTGTGAAGAACAGCGCTCGCCTCGAAACCGATTTCAACCTTGACGGTGTTCCGACTAGGGCCTTGAATCTGGTTGAGCGTGAGTCGGTATCGTTGCACGGACGCCTTGATTTGGGATTGAAAGACCCCGGATTGACGCAGACAGGCGGGGCGGCTGTTATCGTCCCCCTTTTGACGTCGCTATTGAAGGCACGTAGCAGGCCGCTAGCGCGCTTCAACTGTCAGGTCTTGCTGTCACCCTCGAATGTGTATCGCCCGGGGCAAATTGTAGCGTTTACGTTGCCACACTTCGCCAACCTGCAAGGCGAGCAAGGTTTTTACTCATCTTATTTTGAAATTCTACGTTGCGCGCCTGTTGACTCGAACGGTCTTGTAGAGTTGGAGTTGTTGCAAAAACGACAGGCTGCAGACCTTGGGCGCATTTGTTTTGCAGGCATTGTCGCCAGTGTTGCGGGCGCGGTCTTGACGCTGGAACCTGCATCGACAACGCACTTTTCGCCAGCCGACCCGGACATTGAACCAGCAAACGGACTCGGGACAGATGATGTCGAATGGTTTCTTGAGGATGACCCGGTAACGATTTGGGATGCCAGCAGCTTAGGCGGAACAATCAACACGCACGACGCGACGATTGTGAATATCAACACAGGGGCCCGAACGATTGAACTGTCGTCAACCCCTGGATCTTGGACAATTGCAGCGGGCGATATTGTAAGGTTGGATCGTTGGCAGGACGTCGGCGCGGGCGCGACAGGGGCGGAACGTCAAGGGCTTTTTCTTGCGCTGGCGGATACTGCGACCGAAGTGCTAGGTAGCTCAGACGATCCGTACAAGTGGGGGCTGTAATGGCAATAACGGCGCTTTTCAAAAAACTTGCGTTTGACGCAGTCGAGGTCGGCGACAACATTCTTTCCGATTTCTTGACCCGCGCATATCAGGCAACAAACGCCCTTTATGAATCCGCGACAGACGACGCAGCTTTCGGGAAGTCGGCGGGCTCTCAGTTGTGGGAAGGCCACGACCACGGGCCGGGCGGAGGGCCTGCGATTCAACGCGGTTGCCTTTACTCGATGGACGGTGGCGCAAATCCTCTGTTTACGCTGGCATTAACCGCGAAAACACCACAAGACTTGACTTACGACCACTGGTACACGTCGCCCGGATACTTCGGAGACATCGGGCGTTATTTCGTGTCGCCGCGTGTCCAGGGGCCTTTGGAAGTCTGGTTGTGCTATGATTGCGTTGGAAGTGAAGTCAAGATCACACCACGCGAGGCGGTGGCGGCCCTGACATCGACAGCGCGCCCGATGGGATCGGTTCAAACCTACACTTTGGACAATTCAACCGACAGCGCGGAAACAGAAACATACCAGTGGGTAAAAGTTCAAATCCCGTGTTTTCCGGGCGAATTGAACGGCCTGCAGATCACTTGTGAGGCGGAACAGGACGCAACCTTTCAGGTGTATTCTGTCCACATTGCCGAGGTTGAGGGCGTAACCGTACCGATTCGAGGTTCGTTGATATGAGCGTGTATCGTTGGTTTTCAGAATTGGTCAACGAAATGGTTGAAGGCAATCAATGGCTTGACACCGAAGTTTTGTTTCGGGCGACATCGCAGGCCAACGCGCTTTATGAATTCATTTTTGACAAGGCAGCGCCGGGCGCGACATCGCAGGCGATACAGGGGCACGACCACACATCAACGCAGGGCGGGCGAACCTGTGCGCGTGGAACCGTGTACTCTGGCGGCGCAGGTCAAGATCAGTTTTTCAAATGGGAGCCGTCGGCGGCGACAACATGGTACAGTGCAGACAATGCAAATTCGAGCAGCAAACAGCGCTCTGGCTCTTTGTTTTGGGCGTACTGTTCAGGAACGACGACAGGCGCTTCAAGCCCGTACACGACGCCCGTTGCATGGCTGCACGTTCGAGTGTTGAAGCCTGTCCCCGGTGGTGCTGGCAACAAAACGGTTTCGGCTCGAATCAACAACGTTACGCTGTCGAAATACTCGGAAACAAAAACATTCACGGTCGCGGCTGGCGGTTCTGACCCGGTGTCGGAATCTCTTGACTTTGTCGAGGTTCCAATTCAACCCGGATGGAACGAATTCGACATTGAATACCAGACAGATAAGGATAGTCCAGTTGTGTATACGACTCATATCTGTCTCATGGAAGCCGCAGACGAAGACGGCTGTTATGAATCTTCAACAGGCGTTTCGCCGTTGGGCGGTGTATGATGGGCTTCGTTACTAGCGGTTGGCAGGCGATCAAGTGGAATTTGTACAAAATCGGTCGCCCCGGTCGGTTTGTTTTGGCTTCGTCTCTGTTTCACAACCTGAACGGATTGTTCGAGGGTTTGACTGGATCGCCAGCGCCGGGCGCAGGGGCTCAAACGGTCGCGGGACACGACCACAGCTTGCAAGGCGGTCGCCCGATTTATCGTTCGTTTGTGGGCGGATTTGATACGGGCGAAACGGTCGGCTATCTGCTTTCAGACGCGGGCGCGGTCGCAACCCCGATTTCGTTGACCGACAAAAGCCCGGCGATTCGTTGTTACATAAACCCCGCAATCAACGACCAGTTGTCAGGCCCTCCGACTTTGACTGCAAAGTTGTTTGTCGTGATGACCAATGCAGGCGGTACTAGTTCAGATTTCAAGTTTGTGATTCGAAATGTTGAAGGCGGTAGTAACTCGACAACGACGACAGAAACGGTCGCGTCGGGCGTTACGTCGTCAAAGTGGGTTGAAATTTCTGGCATTCCTGTTGCGTCTGGCGGCTGGCAAGGTTACGATTTACTGGCAGGTTGGACGGGCGCGGGCGGCGCGGTCAATGTTACGGCTTGCATAATGGCGGAAACAAGCGGCACGGTCGCGGCTAGCACGGGGGCAAAGTATGACAGCGCAAGCGCAACAACTCGACCTTGACGAAACGATCCACGAAATAGACCGCGCAACGGCAGAGTTTTGCGCGTACCTTGAAAGCCAGAGCCAAACGCTTGAAGCGCTTGCGAGGGCGTCAAGCGACGTTTGGGAAGCGAGCGGCGAAAGTGCGGATTGAATGGGTTCGCATGGTCGCCGAACAACTGAAACAAAACGCCCGAAAACAGGCGCAAACCGAGGAACAAATTGTGGACATTCGCGACCGAATAACGCGGGTAGAGTCGGATCTTTCGCATTTGCGCGAAGCGACGCGCCAACAAGAAGCGACCCTTGCCAGAATTGCGGAGGCCGCCAGCCCGACGCAACTAAAAGAGCTCGTTGCGCAAGTCGCAAAGCACGAACAAACGTTGACAAGAATCATGGTTGCGGCGGTCGTTGCACAATTGTTTCTAGGCCCGATGATTGCGGGCCTTGTTTCGTTGTATATGGCCCCAAAGCCGCCACCGACACCAGCAAAAGTTGAAAAGGGCAAACAATGAAAAACGCACTTGTTGAGCTTTTCTCCGATGTTGACGGGCTTTCACCGTCGGAGGTGATGGGATTTGTTGCCGGGGTTGCGGGGCTTGTGCTTGCATTTCTGAACAACGCACAAAGCGCAACGGTATTGACATTTTCGGCGGGCTGTTTCGGCGTAAACAAAGCCGCAAGCGCGGCGGTCAAGACATCGCAGGCAAAAGCCGCCAGTGTCCAGCCAACTGCGTCGCCCTCAAAAACAGAACCGCCAAAAGGAGGGCCGCCCGTATGAACTGGAAAGCATGGTTGATCGTCGCGGTGTTGTTGGTCGTGCTCGGTATTGTGTTGGGCGGTGTTTATGCGGGCCTGATTGCATCGGCAATCGGAGGCGCAGCCGTTCAGCGGGCGCGGCGACGTGAGCGCGAACATATCAAGCAACAACAGGAAGTCAAAAAACAGAAGGTCACGAAGATTGAGCAAATCAACCGTGATCTCAAGATGGAAACAAAGGTTTTGCAACACAAAACAAACGCCGACTTGAAGCGCGACGTGCTGAAAGACGCTGGCGATATATTGGGGGAATGATGCGAATTCTTGTCTTTTTGTTGTGTTGGTTGCTTTGTGTCCCTGCTTATGCTGGCGATGTCACGTTGACACGAAAGCAGATGTTGAAGATCGGCAAGGCGTTGAAAACCTGCAAAGCCGCAAAGAAGAAACACGCGGTCGAATTGAAGGCCCTGCGCGATTCCTACGAACTGAAACTGAAACACCAAAGCCAGAGTTGTGGAAAGGGTTTGTGTGAGTCGTCGCCGTGGATGGGGCTTGTTTTTTTCACGATTGGGGCGGTAACGGCGGGCGTGATTGTCGGGGTTATTACCTGGAACGTTCAGAATCAACAAATCATCGAATTGCAGAAAGTGAAAAACTAGCGTTCCTTCCAGGCTTCGACCAGTCGCTTCAAAAACTGCGTTTCCCCTGCGATTTCCCTCCGCATGGTTTCAACATCGCCTTCCCCCTGCAAAACGTTCAAATAGGCCGGGTGTTTTCGGTTCTTCTCCCAAACACACTTTAGCCACAAAACGGCGTTGTATCGGTACTCGAACGGCTGCAATTCTAGGGCCTGCAAGTGGGCCTCGTGTTCGTTTTTGTCCAGCGCCCAGTAGCAGGCGTTATACGCTTGTTCGTTCATTTGACCGCCTTCATTTCGCTAGATACAGGGTCGAAGCCTTTAGGAAATCGAGTGTTGTCGTTATATCTTGCGCCTGTTAGGTCTGCGTTCCTGAGGTCTGCGCCTGTTAGGTCTGCGTTTCTGAGGTCTGCGCCGAACAGGTCTGCGCCTGTCAGGTTTGCGCCTGTTAGGTCTGCGCCGTTCAGGTTTGCACTGAATAGGTTTGCGCCGTTCAGGTTTGCACTGAATAGGTTTGCGTCTATCAGATTTGCATTCAACAGGTTGGCCCCGTTCAGTGACTTTATAGAAAATCGGAAATCTTCATACGACCTTCCGTTGTCGTTCCTGTGTTTGTGACGTTCCAGGGCCTCCGCGACGTCTTTCTTTGCCTTTCTTTGTTTTCGCCAGCGTCGCATAGAGTCGTTGAAGCAATCCCGACACTGTCGGCGGATTCGCTTTGTTTTCGTTCCGTTTCTGTTGGTATCCAAACGAACCGGAAATGAAGACAGGGGCAGCACTTGTCCGCATGTAGAGCACTGGCGACTTTCGTTTTCTTTCAGCGATTCATTGTCGGGCTTTGACCAGTCAACCGAAGGGTATTTTCGGTCTAGGTCTTTGGCGCTCTGGTTGCCTTGCTGTATCCAATCCTTGTGACGAAGGGTTGTTGACATCGAAGGAATCAGGCCGTCTTGATACGCATCGCCCTTGCATTCCTCATGCAAAACACAGAACCGGGTATAGTTGCGTCCCGTGGTGTTGCAGTAAAACCACTCTGCACCCGGTTCACCGCAAGCGTCGCATTCGTCTTGCACAATGATGTTGTCGAACATGTCTTCGCGCTTTTGCGCGTGTCTATGCGGACGTGCATATTTTTTCGCGCAGGCCCTGCAATAGCTTTGAAAGCGGGTTCGTTTTCCGTCTTTTGATTCGACGTTGACGACATGAAACGATTCGAGGGGCAAAACCTGCTTGCATTGTGAACAAGGTTTTTCGCCCGCTTCGAGGTGTTTCTTTGTCGCCTTTGTGAGTTTGTGTTTGAACGCTACCATTTGAAATCCCCTTTCGTTGGTGTCAAATTCGTTCAAGGATGTATCTGTATCGAGTGTCGCGCAGGGATTTTACAATGTGGTTTCTGTACTCGCCTTGAGAGAAAAAACTTGCCTCTGTATAGACGTGCTTTCCGTCTTTGTTGTAGTAGTCTTGACGAAATGAAATTCGTAGTGTTTTGAATTCGTGAGGCTCAAGCTCATAGTGGTAAAAATGGTGCCTGTTGTGAATCGACAAAAGATGCGTCGCATTTGGATTCAATTTCATTTTTTCACCAATCCAGAAAACGGCCCGTGTTGTATTCGAGCGCCTGTTGGAAGCGTTCGACAAACAGGGCCTTGTATTTCAAAAGTCGTCTGTCGCGATTATCCCACCGCTCGGGATGGATGCCGAGGTCTGTCTGTGTGTCCGATGACGCCTGCAACGCTTGTTTCGTCGCCTCGCCAGCGCATTCGAACTGATATGCCCGCTTCCCGGCTTCGATGGCACAGACGGGCGCGAAATGCTCCGTTTTCGGTTGTGTTGTGGAGACGATGCGGACGCCCATCATCGCCAACCATTGTTTTTCAGTCATTGCCACCCCCAAAAAGAGAAAGTTGACTTTCTTCAAACAGTCTTTTTTGAACCAAAAGATTCATCCTTTCTTGGTAATTTCTGTAATTGTCACGGGCGTCAAGATACTGATTCTGATATTCCCGCTCCATTGCATCGTCACCTAACCACCGTGCTTTTTCTTTCAATGCTTCATCCATCATCATTCGTTCAAACTTGACATCTTGACGAAGCGATCTTTCTGTCGCTTTCATGCTTCAACCTCACAGGTCACGAGTAACAGTTGTTCGTGTTGCCATTCGAACACGATGGAAAAACCCGGCTTGTCGCCTTTGCCTGGATATTCTTCGATGCGGCGGAACAAAGGCCCCACTCCGCGCGGTTCGTCAAGGTAAAGAGCCAACACCGCCCAAGCGCAAGCTACCTGTTGGTGTGTTTGGAAGCCCTGGAACGTGATTGTCGTTGGAAAGTTTGTCATTGTTTGCCTTCTAGTCTGCTTTTGGGTTTCACATGTCCGCGCGTTGGGATCAGTTCGGACTCTCTGGCCTGCTCGATACAACCCCTGTGAAGCCCCACCCAGTTCCAATGGCGACCGCCTGAACAATTGCGCCAGAACCAATCGGCCCCGGACTTTCCGCACACGTCGCAGAAATCATCTTCCAGGATCTCTCTGCTTGCTTCTGCTCGAATGTTGTTGACACGCTGCAAGGCATGGGTGGAAAGGCAATCACAACACGCACTCGAAACGGTCATGTATCCTCTTGTCAGACAGAATCCGAACTCAGAGACAGGCAGGTCTTGCCCGCATTTAGTGCAGCGCTTTGAGCCACAAGAGAACAAGCGTCGCGCCAGTGGAGACCATGTTTTGCCGGGGTGCTTCTGCTCAAACTCCTTTTTTGTCTGTCTCCTGCTCATGCCATCCCTTTCAACTCTCGTTTGTGTCGAAGTCGTGCGCCGACAGGGACGATCCCTTCGCGCTTTGCTTGCTGTAAGCATCCTTTGTGCAGAACCGCCCATTCTCTCAGATTCACGTTTCGCCAAAAATAGCCCGCGTAATTTTTCCCACACACCTCGCATTGCATTGTTTCGAGAATCATAGCGCTGTTTTCCGCCTTTGACTTCTGGTAGTAGGCTTGCGCCCGCGTTTTCGGTTCAGTGTGCCTTTCTTCGTAGTATTCGCGGCGAAGCTGCTTTTCTCTTTCCGAGCATTGCGCCCGCTTTTTCCGGATCGATGGTTGACGATACTTCAACGAACATTCGTAACAATGCGAGCAGAAACGCTTTTTGCCATGTTGAGAAATGTATTTAGTAAACATTTCCAAAGGTAATGTTTCGTAGCATTGCGAACACTTCTTTTCGCCAGCCGCCAGCGCCCGCGCGCTCTTTTCAGTCCAGACTTTATCCGCGTGTTGGGCCTCGAATTCTTCCAGTGTGATCTTTTTCTTTGGCATCATTGCCCCTCCACAAAGCGCCCGAATTGAGGTTGAAAAGTCAAGTTGACGGTTCCTGTTGGTCCGTTGCGTTGTTTCCCGACTATGATTTCGGCGTCGTGGTCGCGCTGGCGGTCGGAGTCTTCGCCGTTGTAGACGCAGTCCCGATACACGAAAAGAATCTTGTCGGCGTCCTGTTCAACCGCGCCAGATTCGCGAAGGTCGGAAGGCAAGGGGCGCTTGTCTTTGCGTTTTTCGAGGTCGCGGTTCAATTGTGACAGGACAATCACGGGCGATTTGTTACCGCGCGCCCATTCTTTGCACGCCTTGGACATCGCCGAAACTTGGAGTTGTCGATTCTCGAACTTGTCGGCGCGCGTCATGCCTGGAACAAGCTGCAGGTAGTCAATGACCGGGATTCGCCCTTTCGAGCGGTGCAACATTTCCGACAGCGTCAACCCGCCTCTATCCTCAAGTCGGAGATCCATGACCCCGCCAAACTGGTCAACAGCGCCTTGCCAGCGCTTCAACGCTTCGGTCGGCTGTAGAATGTGATGGTTCGGGATGTCGCAGAGAATGGACAAGCAACGGTCGAGAACTTCGTCCGCGCCCATTTCCATCGAATAGAAGTCAACTCCGCGTTGCATCGACAAAGCAAGTGCCAGACAAAGCGCGAGCGCTGTTTTTCCCATACCAGGGCGGGCCGCAATCACAATCAACTCACCGTCACGAAACCCGCCTTGCATGAGTTTATTCAGCGTTCCCCACGTCGTTTGAAGCACGTGCTTTTGTGGAATGCCGATGTTGTCGATCAGGTGTTGAAACCGGGCCTTCAATCGCTCGGAAAATGGAACGACTTCGACAACCTCTGTCGATGGCATTCCTTCAATCAACTCTTGCATTTGCTCGGGCGTTGCGCCCTTTGCAACGGCTTCCGACATCATGCGTTGACGTGCAAGCCCTGCTAGGTAATGGACTGTGATCTCGAGATCGGCAACGCTTTTCCCTGCGTTGATCCACTGGTCGAGGATTTCAAGGGCCTGTGACATGAATTTGTGGAAATTGTCAGGCGCGTTTGGTTTCTCTACGATGGAAACCGGATCTTTCAGGTTATCGAGTGCGACGGCTTCCCACACAAAGCGGGTTTCAGGTTGTGCGAACAGGTCTGCGCCGAATGTACCCATAGCCGCCAGCGCAGGGCCTCGCAGACTCTCATAGAGCAGACAAGCGGCGACCTGCATTTCGTGAATCGGGCTTGTGTTGTTCATTCGTCCACCTCCACCACGCCACGGGCTACAGGGTCGAAGCCATCGGGGAAGAGAGTGTGCTGGTTGTATGTGGCACCGTTCAGGTTTGCACCTCTCAGGTTTGCACCGTTCAGGTTTGCACCGTTCAGGTTTGCATCACTCAGGTTTGCGCCGAACAGGTTTGCACCGTTCAGGTTTGCATCACTCAGGTTTGCGCCGAACAGGTCTGTCCATCTAAGGTTTGCATCACTCAGGTTTGCGCCGAACAGGTCTGCACCTCTCAGGTCTGCGCCGAACAGGTTTGCACCTCTCAGGTTTGCACCGTTCAGGTCTGTCCATCTAAGGTTTGCGCAGAACAGGTTTGCATCACTCAGGTCTTTCATACTGAATCGGCACTCTTTATACACGGCTACCTCTGTGTGTCTGTTGCTGTGGCGTTCCAGTGCAGTGGCAATCTCACGCTGACGATCCGCCCATGCTTTCAGACCCGGTAGACTAGCCTCTGCCATGTCCCACATCATATCTGACAGACAGGCCGCACAGATTGCCGAGCGGTTGGCGGGTGTGTCAGGCAGGCACAGCAGTTGACGAAGGTTGTTTACGTCTGTGTTGCTCATTGGACTTGTGTTTGTGGTGTTTGGTGTGTTATCTCTCAATTGAGATCCCCTCTCAAAAAGGTAGGTGTTTCAGGGCGTCCGGTTTTTCCGTTTTCTGGTCGCCCTGGACACTTCCCTTGGTTTCTGGTTTCGACTGCGACTGCTTTCCGAATTTCGGCTTGATTCCCCACCGCGCTTTTCGACTTCCCTTTTTTGTCAATGAAACAATCGCGCCGATACTGGCGAGGCGTTCAAAGGATGCGCGAAGTTGTCTTTCTGTGAAGCCGACTTGCGAGGCGGTCGCCTTGCGCGGCGCGGAGTAAACCCCGGATCGGTCGCTTTCCCACGACAGGAACGACCAGAGCCCGAGGTCTTCAACCGTGATTTCGCCAGCACTAACGGCTTGCATGATCCGCGCAATCACGCCGCGTTTTCCTGTGTCCAGAGGATTGCAGACCAGTAGGAACAGCCGACCGCAAGGTATTTCATGTCGCGCATCTTGTGAAATTCTGCTTTTTCGTGTTCGTTTGGTTCGCGCCCGAGGGCGTCAATCATGCGGGCGACATCGGCGGATTGAAGGTCTTTGTGTGACGAAGCTCCGAAGACTGCGTCGATGATTCGGTTGTGTTGCTCTTTAGAAATGCCACGTTCGCCCAACAATGCAAACAGCTTTCCGCGTTGCTTGTCTGTCATGGGCGCGGGGCCTGCGACTGCGACCTCTCCGCGGCGAGCCTTGTAGATTTTGCGGAGGGCTGCAACTGCGTTTTCAGAACCGTACTTTGCTGGATTCGCGCCGATTGTTTTCCCGAGGGTATCGAGGCGACCGATGCTGTCTGCGCTGGCGATGTCGTCGCGCATATCAAGCCACTGTTCGCGGGCGTATTTCTTCGATTGAAGGTCTTTGTCGTTGGGAAAATCTCGTTCAATCAGGGGCCAAACATCCGACAAGGCTTGTCGAGATCCAGCCCGCGAAATTGCAATTTCGGCTTTCGTGCGAAGGTCAACCTTAGGCTGTGACTGTTTTGTGACTGTCGGTTGCTCTCCGACCAGAACGGCCCCGGATTCCTCGAACAAAGGCAATTCAATATCGAGCGCAAGGCGAAGGGCGCGACCTGTGGCACGGGTGCAAGCATGACCTAACAAGGCGTGATTTCCACCGCGCTTTCCAACGGGCGAACCGTGCGACGAACCGTATTCGACGAAGATCCGGTCGCCTGGCATCGTGACAGAGCACTGGACATAGAAAACGCCTTCGTCGGGCTTGCACCAATCCCAAACGGGCGCGCATTCGATGGTTTGCACGTCGGCGCGCTGTGCCAACACTCGCAGCCCTGCCACGGTGACATAGAGCTTTCCGGACAGGCTTTGAACGTGCCCGAGTTGTTCCGACAGGTTGAGTTTTTCGGTGTATTGTTGCGGATTCATTTTCATTTTTTGATTCCTTCGATGATAGCGATTGTGCGTTTCAGGGCGTTGTTTCGTTTGAGGATTTCGTCGTTGACGTTCCCGAGGTGTTTCCCGATCTGCAACACACAGTCGAGTTGAAAGTTTGTCATTGGGCCAGCGTTGACCAGTCTGTTCAACAGGCGCGTTGCGGCTTGCAATTCCTTCGCCATTTCGAGGCGCGAACGGGCTTCGTTCATGTCAACCATGATTCACCCCAAACACGACGTTGTGCCATTCGTCGGCAGCGTCGAACCATGCTTTTTCTGCGAGCTCGAACAGGTCTGCGAGGTCTGCGATAGCGTCGCAGTTGATCTTGTCTTCGTGACGTTCGCAGAAGTCGCGACACTTTTCCGCCGTCTCCGCGTAGGTTGCGGAGTTGTCGCCAGTGACGAACACAGACAGGCGATTGACTTCCGACCAGACGGGGCTTGCTGTGGACGGGTTGTTGTTCAGGGCTTCGATGGTTGCATCGATTCGTTGTTGCAAGGTTTTCATGCTTTTTCCTTCTTTGCGTCTGTGATGTTCATTGTGTGTTTAGTCAACTTGTGTCCAAACTCGGACTCTGTAGAAATCAGCGTGAGTCTTCTCACAGAATGCGTGACCCGCGTCGTCAAAGACGAGGCTCCGGCCCCGTGACTGCATAAAATCCTGAAGTTTGACCACTGCGTCACGCAGCGTAAATGCCTGCACCTTGTAACACTCACAGATGCCACTCTGCGGCTCGTGCTCAATCCATGTAAATGTTTTCATCTCTCCCCCCCCCTTCACTTTGCGTTTTCGATTTCGTGGCGACAAATGCTCACCAGGTGATGAAAAAGCGAACTTTCTTGTGCTTCTTCCACAGTAAGGGGGCGGTCAGGCATTTGCGGATCGTATCGGGCGACAAGGTCTGCGATAGCTTCGTTGTTGACCTCGCCAGCCGTAACGAGGCGAAAGGGCTTGCCTTGACAGGTGACGACAAACGAAAAAGATTCGTCGTTGTAGCGGTGTTCTGTGTAATCCATGTTGTAGGCGATGACTTTCTTACCGACACAAGCAAGGCTCGGGCCTTCCTCCGCCCATTTCGCTTTGTAGTCGTGCAAGAGGAATTCACCGTTGAGCAAGAGGTCAATCGCCTCCGAGACAACGTCCTTTTTGAAGGGCTTTCGCCCGGTTCGCTGGCGGCGGAGGGCCTGCAGGTCTGCGATGGCGGTGTAAGTTTCGGGGCTGAGTTGTACGGGTTTCATGGTTCGATTCTCCGTTTTTTGTGTTTGCATCCCATACACTCGAAAGTGTTTCGACTCTCGCCAGAGTCTCATCAGTGGGTTTATTTTTCTGCAAATACCCTTCCGAATCTGTCTCTTGTGATCTTGGTATATGTTGGCGCGCTGGCGGAGTATCCATCATTCAAAAAACTTCTGTACACTTTTCGCGCCTCTTCGATAGACTTTGTCTCGATTCGGTCGTAGTCGCACTGGCGATAGACGACAGTAACGCTTTCACCTTCGCAGACAAAAGAAATATCCATGATGTGTGCCGATGTCTTTGCTTTGCTGTTTTTCAGTCCAAACGCCTTCATGTTTTTCTCCGTTTGTGTGTTGCGTTGTGTGCCTTTCGAGTACTGTTCTCCCACAGAACACCAATACCGTCAAGTAAAAATATAAAGAAAATATAGATTATTTTATACTGCCTTGATATTGCATTGCTTTTTCGACTGGTAAAAAACACACAAAAACAGTCCGCGCCCATGAACCGGCCCATGAAAGCGCCCATGAAAAAACCTTGCAACCGTTCAAAAACAAAGGCTTTTCAGGATTGGTTGAACCAATTTCTGCCCTCGAATCGGCCCATGAACCGGCCCATGAAGGTCTACAGCTACCTGAAAACATTAAAGAAAAACACCCTCCCCTTATACCTTAGTATAAGAAAGTTTTTCCCTTCAGGAAAAGCCTTTCTTAGTCGGTACTGCACTTGCGCCTTGTGGGGCGAAGTGCCCGACCCTTAGGCTTCGCTTTTCGTGCGCTGGTTTGGGAATAGAATCGTTGTGTTGTGTTGTGTGTCGTTTTGTGGTACGGTGCAAGGGGTTCTTTGAAAACGGAGGAAACGGAATGAAAAAGAAAACAGTGCGACATGAAACTATCGAAAAGGCTCTTACAGTCACAAGAAAAGTCGCAAAGGCCGCACACATGGCAAAAATCCCATGGTATCAGGCTTGCGAGGTTGTCGGCAGTTCAAACGACCGTTCTACCAAGGTTGTTCGGGACTGGAAACAGGGGATCTTGGAAGAAAGAAGCGTTCCACTTGCAAAACAAATCATCGACTTGATCTTGTCGGTCAACTCGCAACGCTACGCGGGAAGAAAGTCAAATCCCCGTTACGCAACATGGGCGGACGTTGGCCCTTTCGGTGGCGAGTCGAAATCCAGTGGGGGGAAAGAAGATCAACCGTCGTCGTCAAGTTGTTCTGTGATGTTTGGCATGGATTGCGACGATTATGCAGTGTTGAAAAAGCTGGCAAGCGACGAAGGGCTTCAACCCGCCATTCTCGCCCGTCGTCTTTTGTTGAAACAACTCAATCGCCCGGCTCTCGACCTTCCATTCTCCAGCATTGACACAAAAACGCTGGACGTTGTCGCGCAGCTGGTCGGAAAAACAAGGGATGACGTTGTGTCGGAAGCCGTTCGCACTTATTGCAAGCAAGCCTTGGTACAAGTCGCGGAGGGGATCGCATGACAACGATCTTTGCAAAGGAGAACAAGCATTGAGTTACGACAAACGAATCCCGATTCGATTGACTTCCGACCAGCTGCGTCTGATTGACGAAGCCGCGGAAAAGTCTTACCATAGCAGGCGATCCGACTGGATGCGGGCCGCGCTTATGGCGGCTGCAGAGTTGGAACTAAGCCCGATTCGTGAGGTGAAAGCCTGGCGAAAGTTCATTGACGACGCAAAGGAAAACACACCATGCCAGCAGGACGAAGGCGAAAACTAACGCCCGAGAAAATCGAGGAAATCTGCAAGTGGATCTCCGAGGGGCAGACGATAGAGGTGTCGGCGGGTCTATCGTGCGTTTCTCTGCGCTCGGTTATGAGTTGGCTAGAGCAGGGGCGAAACGCCGAAATCGCCGAGGAACAGGGCGAAAGTCTTACGGAAATGCAAGAGTTGTGTCTT